ATGCGCCGGGCCTTCTCGGCCGCGAGCGCGTCGATGTCGCCGGCGGCGACAGCCGCCTCGAGCCGCCCGGCCTGATCCTTGCGGTCCTTCTCGCGCATCGCCTGCACGATCCCTGACGAGGTCATGACGTCCTTCATCATCCGGGCGAGGAAGTGCAGGCTTTGCGGGCTGATCTCGGTGCCCTCCTTGGCGACCTCGGCCTGCATCACCTTGAAGGCGAGCGTGGTCAGCATCTGGAAGAGGACGTTCTGGCGCTGCGCCTGGTCGTCCATGCCCATCTCGCCGAGCCATTCACGGGCCCAGTCGCTGGCCTGCTCCTGCAGCCGGACGAACTCGCGATACTCCGCGCCGAAGTCGTTGAGCGCGGAGCGGCGGATGCGCAGCTCCGAGCCGATGTCCTCGAGCCGTGCGTTGAGCGCGTCCGCCAGCGCCTCGTAGTCGGCGAAGCCGCGGGCGCGCAGTTCGTCCTGCAGCCACCGCCGCAGCTCGGGGGGCAGGAGGTCGACCTTCCGCGGGACCGGCATGGGCGCCTCCGATCAGCGCCGCGGCCGCGGCCGGGAGACCTCGGGGTGGCGGGCGATCCCGCGCGCGACCTCGACACCGCGCTGCAGGAGCGTGACGACCGAGAAGCCGGCAGTCTCGTCCAGCGTAACGAGCCCCTGCTCGGCGAGCCAGGCGAGCTCGCCCAGGAGCTGGTCGCGCGTCGTGCCGATGCCGAGACCGTTGAGCACGCCGAGGATCACGTCGCCGTTCGACGTGTACTCCGCGCAGTCGTCGAGGAAGGCGAGGATGTCGCGCCGCCGGTCGCGGCGGACGAGGTGGGAATAGCTCATCCGCGTCCCTCCAGCAGATGCTCCTCGTGACGGGTGACGACAGCCTCGAGGCGGCCCATGATCTCGCGCGTGCCGGTCATCGCCACGTGCATCGCCCTGAGCTCGCCCTTCATGTCCGCAAGCGCGAGCCGAAGGTCGTGGACGTCGTCCTTGGCCGGCATGGCGCGCACGGTCTGCTCGACGCCCTGCAGCCGCGCCTCGACCGCCTCGATGCGCCTGGCGTGGGCATCGATCCGGACCGCGTTCTGCCGCGAGCCGGACGACAGGATCGTCCAGATCGTGGTCACGAGCGAGATCACCGCGGTCGCCGCCGTGACGTAGAGGAGCACTTCCTTCAGGTCGAGCATGGTTATCCGGGCTCCCCTTGCGGGACGGCCGCAGGCGGCACGAGCGACCCGGCCTCGCCCGCGGCGAGCACGCAGCCGACGCCCTCGGGCGTCAGGACGACCACGGTCCAGCTGCCCGAGGCACCGAGCCAGAGCGTGACGAGCGCATTGCGCGAGAGGCCCTCGAAAACCACCTGCTCGCCGAACCGGTCGCTCAGCGCGGCGCGCATCGCATCCGCGGGCAGGCACTGCCGCGCGACTGCCGGACCGGCGGCCGCCGCGAGGATCGCGGCCGCGATCAGCGCCCGGCGGCGCACGGGCGCGGCCCTCACCGGAGCACCCGGCCGAGCGCCGTGGCCGCAATCCCGTGCCGCAGCGTGCCGAGACCGAGCGCGGTCAGGACATCGCCGAGCCAGTCCGGGCCCGGCTCGTAGCCCGGCACGTCGAGGCCGAGCACGACCTCGGCGAGGATGCACAGGAGCATCGCCATGACAACGATGTAGGTCTTGTAGCCCGAAAGCATGGTCCCTCCGCTCAGTTGGGCGCGCCGGCCAGCGCGCGCTCGAGCGCCGCGGCCGTCGCGCGCCCTGCAATTCCGTCGACTGTCAGATCGTGATCGCGCTGGAAGGCGCGCAGCGCGGCGGCCGAGACCCCGCCGGGGTGGGTCGCCGGGCCGTAGCCGAGGCGCTGGAGCGCCGCCGCGACGCGGGGCGCATCCGACGCGCGCAGGGGGAGCGCAAGGCGCGCCGCCGCCCCGCCCGCCGCGGCGCTTTCGTCCAGCGAAGCGGGGCGCAGCGCATCCGGGTCGGCGACGTGATACGTCCCGTGACGCAGGAGCGCGAACTCGCGCCGTCGCCGGGCGACGAGCCCGGGGAGCACGCGACCGCCGCCCCGGTTCCAGGCGAGGATCCCGCGCTCGACAGCCGGCCAGTCGCCGCGCCGCCAGGCCGAGACCCAGGAGGCCCGCGCGATCGCACCGGTGTTGAAATGGAAGCTGACACCCGCATCGAACTCATGCCGCGCCGCACCCGGCATCGCCGCCCGCACGGCCGGCTCGTAGTTCCGCTCGAGCGCAAGGGAGAGGAGGCGCGAGGCCTCCTCGCGGGTGATCGTCATGCCGGCTTCGGGCCGGACCACGCCCGAGGCTGCCGTCAGGCCCGCACCGATCGTCCAGACGCCCGCCGGACAGCGGTAGGCGCGCAGCACCACGCCCTCGTCGGCCTCCAGTTGCGCGATGCCGCGCGCGCTCGTCCGCATGATCCGGCCCCCGCCCCTCTGCAGGCGCAGGTTGCACGAGGCGGCCCGGCGCGTTCACCCATCAGGGTTTGCGGGGTGCGCTGCAGCGGTCAGAAGAGACGGGGCTGACGGGGATCTTCGCGCGGCGCATCGGGGCCGCGCGCGAGCATCCGACGGACGGTCACGTCGGTGACATGGAGCCTGCGCGCGATCTCGGCCTGTGACAAGCCCCGTGCTTGCAGGACCTGCGCGAGCCAGGGCTTCGCGGTCGGCACGCGCGCCGGCAGGTCGAGCGCAGCCAGACGGGACACGGCCTCGGCGCCGAAGCGCTCCGCAACCATCGACCGGGTGCCAGGGCGGCGGGCGAGGTAGACCTCCGACCCACCATAGGCGAGCAGGAACTCGACCGCGCGATCGGCGCCAAGCGCGCGGACATAGGGTTCGACATGGGCGGGCGGGCGCGGGGTCACCGGGGCTCGGCCCCGGACCAGCCTCGGGACCGCGCCCGGACCTTGCGCTCGCGCGGGGGCAGGACGTAGTCCGGATTGCTGTGCTTCTGCACGGTCGTGACGACAGGCCGGCCTTCGGCGTCGAGCCGGATCGCATAGGCGAAACCATCGATCACCACCGCCGAGGCACCGACCGTCGCCGCGGCCTCGACCCGGCGCCCGATCTCGGCGCGCAGGCGTTCGATGTCGAAGCCCTGGACGCGCTCAAGGTAGCGTACGATCGCGTGATCGGTCACGCCGGTGCGGCAGCGCTTCATGGCGCACCCCAGCCCGGGTCTGCGACCGGGTCGGCGGGCAGCAGCTCGTGCGGGGCGAGGCAGCGCGTCAGCGTGATCCGCTGACCGGCCTCGCTCAGTTCGAGGAACACCCCCCGCCCGGGGAAGGGGGGTGCAGCCGGGCCGAGCCAGGCGCGGAAGGACGCACCCGGCCAGAGCGGACCGGCGAGCACGCCCGTGGCAACATCGAAGGTCGCACCGCCGAGCGCCGCGAGCAGCGACGCGAAGAGCGCGTCCTCCTCCTCGAGCGTCACCGCGAGCGCGCAGACGACCTGCTGACGGGTCGCCGGAGCGGGTCCGGGGATCTCCGCGGTCCGGGTCACGGCCGCACCCCTGCCCGCAGGCACATCGCCTTGAGCGCCTCGAGGACGGCCGCGATCTGCACAGGCTCGCGCATCGCGTCCACGTCGATCGGCGCGGCGCCCCATGCCTCGCCGAAACGGGACCTGACGAAGGCGTTGAGGCCGGCGGCCCCCGCGCGTTCGACCGCGCCCGCGGCGTGGAGCTTGCGCCAGAGCACATGAGCGAGGCGCAGGTCGGCACGCGGCGCGGCCTTGCGATGCCCGCCGGGCCTGAACCCGAGGCGCCGGAGCTCTGCAAGGACCGCAGCATGTTCGCCCGGCCCCATCTCGCGCAGCGACCTCTTGCCCGTCACGCGGCCGTAGAGGGCGCGGCGATCGTCCTCCTCGGTGATCCCGAGCGCGCGAAGCCCCACATGGATGGCGCGAAGGCTCATGGCCCGCCCTCCTCGAGGACCGCCGCCCGGGCGGCGATCCGCGCCATCTCGGCGGCAAGGTCGTCGTCCATCCGCGCCTCGACCACACGCAGGGCATGGAGCACCGTCGTGTGGTCGCGCCGGAACGCGAGCCCGATCGCGCCCAGGCTGACGCCGCGCCGCCGGCAGAGTGCCATGGCGACCTGCCGCGGCCAGGCCACCGCGCGGCGGCGGTCCGGGCCGCGCAGCGCGGCCGCATCGATCCCCGCTGCTTCGGCCGTCGCGCGCATGATCGCCGCCATCGGCCGGGCCTGTGGAACGAGAAGGGGCGAGAGGGGGGAGGTCATGCGCGCGCTCACAGCCCGGCCGTGCGCGTGAGGCGCCGCACGATCGCCTCCATCAGGTCGATGCGGCGCTGCGCCTCGCCCTGCTCGAGCTTTCCGCGGGCGACGAGGCCGGGATACACCGCCCGGCGCATCGCGAGCTCGCGGGTCGCCCCGGCGACAGGATCGTGGATCGTGTACGGTTCCGGATGCGGCGTCGACATGGCGTCACGCCTTCGCCAGATCGATCGCGACCGGCTCCCAGGCCGCGTCCGGCCGGTCGCGACGGTACACGCGGACGTAAGTCTTGCTGCCAACGACGCGCATCGCGTCGCGGATCGCGGCCATCGCGCGCTGCCACCGCGCATCGGCAATGTCGAGCCGGAGGAGCATGTAGAGCGCCGCCCGGTTGATCTGGCCCTCGCGGTCGGTGTTGAACGCGCGGGTGACGATCGCGCGCAGCTCGGCCCGCGCGCCTTCGGCCCATTCGTTCAGGCATTCGTCGACGAGGGACTTGGCCACCTGCAGCTCGGGGCCGAAGACCACGTTATCGGCGACCTGCACCGTCACCTTGCAGAGCGCATCATGCGTCATGAGGGTCTTGTTGCCCTTCGGACCGCCGACGGCGGCGCCGTACTCCTGGGCGAGCAGCGCCTCGAACGCGCCGATGTCGTCGAACGTATGGGCCTTGAAGCGCCCGACCTGGTCGCTGAGCGCCACCGCGAAGCCCATGATCTTCCGGACCACCTCGTCCTCGAGGAGGTGCTGCGGCTTGATCAGGCCCAGCGGCACGAGCGCCCCCTTGGCGTCGGGCATGTATTCGGTGCCGCCGACCGTCACGCGGCCCGAGGGGATCGGGGCGGGACGATGCGGGACGGCTGCGGGCGTCTCAAAGGTCATGCGAAGGCTCCTTCGATGGATGTTCGAACGGGGTTCCGGGCGGGATCGGCGCGAGGCCGAGGAGAACGAGCGCAAGCGCCATCGCCTCGATCTCGGCCACGCTCAGCGTCGTGATCGCCCTCGGCCCGTCCCGGTCGATCCGGCCGAGGGCGCGGGCGGCGCGATCCAGGATCGGGGCGGCCGGGTTTCCGGGGGCCGAAGCGGTCACGGCTCGCCCTCCCGGCGGTTGCGCGGACAGCGGGCACAGGCGCGGTACATCTGGACACGCAGCGCGTTGTGACCCGAAAACGTCCGCGCCCGTGTCCGCCACATCCCGCACTCGTGCATCGGCAACTCGCCGAGCGCCGGGCACGTCACCGTGGCATTCATAAGGACGCCGCGAACCGTCTCCTCGACCGCCG